CATATGTGAGAAAATCTTTTGCAAAACATTTTAAAGATGGTATGGAAGAATTACCTTTCAAGTGGTGGAAATTGTTTAAGGATACTAGAAACTATCAACCACCAAAAGAATTACCTTTCGATGATGCTACTATAAACTTAAAAAGATTTAGAAGAGTTTATAGATATGCTATGAAAATGACTAAAAAAGAAACCCATCAAGCAGTAGAAGCTTTATATCATAACTTAAATACATTGCAAAGTAGATCTGGCTGCCAACTTCCTTTCACCAGCATTAATTTAGGAACATGTACGCAAGAAGAAGGGCGGTTAGTCAGTAAAGAAATTCTTACTGTGTGTAGACAGGGTTTAGGTAAGTTTCATAAAACATCTATCTTCCCATGTGTTATATTTCAATGCATGAAGGGTGTTAACCGTAAAAAGGGTGATCCTAATTATGATTTATTTAGGCTAGCATTAAAATCAACTGCTGAGAGATTATACCCCAACTATGCTAATGTAGATTGGAGTGGTAATGCTGGATATGATCCAAAAGATCCTAAAACATATTTTTCAACGATGGGTAAGCGTAAACTACAGCTCATCTAAAATCTTTTGAACCTCGCTCGAGGGTGTTTAATATTACTAAATGGGTAGAACCTTAAATATTTTTAATTAAAGGTTATGCTAAATTTATTGATAATATTTTGCTAACGGTTAGGTCCAGACATCCTGGATGAGACCGTGCTAAGCGGGTGAGGATAGATTTGGTTATATACAAAATAACATGTTTAAAAAATAATAAAATTTATATAGGTCAAACAAAAAATACATCTAGAAGACGTTTCGAACATCATGTTAAAGGTGCCTTAACAAATGATTTAGATACGCATTTAGCTAGAGCTATAAGAAAATATGGTCCAGAAAACTTTATTTTAGAAGATATAGATTTTGCTGAAAATCAAGAAGATTTAACTGAAAAAGAGTATTATTGGATAAATTTTTATGAAAGCTTTAAGCCAGATATTGGTTATAATGAGACAAATAATAAAAATAAATGCGGCGGAAATACATATAAATTTAAAAGTATTGAAGAAATGCAGAAAATAAAACGTAAAATCTCAAAAGCAAATTCTGGTTCTAAAAATGGTATGTCAAAAGGTGTTAAATGTAAAAACACAAAAAGCGGAGAAGAATTTCATTTTGGTTCGACCGCGGAATGTGCTAGGTTTTTTGGTACATATGTAACTGGTTTTATAAGAAAACGCTGTTGTGGTTACAATTACCTATATAAAAATACCTGGGCTTTTGCTTGGGAAGATGATCAATTTCTTTTAGAATATGAGAATTTTGATCCATCTACTAGAAAAGGAATAAAAGTTTAGCTTTTAAATTTAGAAACAAAAGAGGTATATACTTTTAATAGTAAAAGTAAAGCAGCAAAATTTCTAAATGTTGAGTTAGCAATTATTAAACATGATATTATTGTAAATAATTATAGAATATCTATTCTCAACTGAAAGTGTATCGACTATTCCTGATGAGTTTAAGGAAGTAGGATTGGAGATAAGCACCAATCCGAAGCGGAAGACTACTTATAATAAAAGTAGAAGATATAGTCAGTGCTAACAGTAATGTTAGATAAAATGTGTAGAACAGCGAATGGTTATGATATAAACGGCTTTGCTCAACTAAAAGACGGTAGAGGAAACATAGCACCTACTACTATAATTCTTCCAACATTAGCTATGGAAGCAGAGAAAGATGTTAAGAAATTTATGCGCCTTTTGAGAATTAAGTTAGAAGAAGCGAAAGATTCTTTAATTGATAGATTCGAATGGATTTCAAGTCAATCATCAGATTCTGCAAAATTTATGTATGAAAATGGAACTATGGAAGGTTACATTCCGAAAGAAGGAATTAGATCAGCATTAAAACATGGTACTTTAGCTATCGGTATGTTAGGTATGGCTGAGACTTTAGAATTATTAGTTGGTTGTAATCATACTAAACCAGAAGGAATGAAACTAGCAAAGAGAATTTGTTCCTTATATAAACAAAAATGTGCTGAGTATAAAGAAACATATAAGCTTAATTTTGGCGTATATTACACACCAGCTGAGAATCTTTGTTATACTGCAATGAATAAATTTGTAGAAGCTTATGGTGTTATTCCTAAAGTTTCAGATCATGAGTATTTTACAAATTCTATCCACGTACCAGTTTGGGAAGAAATAGATGCTTTTGAAAAAATAAGAATTGAAAGTGAGCTTACTGGATATAGTTCAGCTGGTTGTATAACATATACTGAGTTAGATGCATCTGTAGCAAAAAACATAGATGCTTTAGAAGATTTAGTTAATTTTGCTATGGATCATGATATCCCGTACTATGCGATTAATGTACCGGTAGATCAATGTATGAGTTGTGGCTATCAAGCAGAAATTACAGAAGATATTTGTCCTAAATGCGGTAGTACAAAAATACAGCGATTGAGACGTGTGACAGGTTATTTGACAGGTTCCTATAAAGATTCTTTCAATTATGGTAAGCAGAAAGAAACCGAAGCTAGGGTAAAACATACAGGTATTTCTGTATTAAAAGATAGCGAGGATAATGCTTAATGAATATTTGTGACATTACGACCTGTGATGTTTGCAATGGTGAGGGTATTGGTGTAGTTCTTTGGATATCTGGTTGTGATGTCCAATGTCCAGGTTGTCATAATAAAGAAACCTGGGATCCAAATTTCGGTAAGCCTTTTGATGAAAATGCTAAACAAAAATTATTTTCAGAGTTAGAAAGACCTGAAATAAAACGGTTAACACTTTCTGGTGGTCACCCACTTATGCCGTGCAACTTTATAGCTGTCAAAAATTTACTAGAAGAAGTCAGAGAAAAATTTCCTAAAATTATTATTTGGTTATATACTGGATACACTTATGAGAGTCTATCTGTAGAGCAGTTAGAAATGATACACTCTTGCGTAGATGTATTAGTAGATGGACCATTTATAGAAGAGGAAAAAGATATATCCTTAGAGTTTAGAGGCTCTAGAAATCAAAATATAATAAGAATAACTGGAAAGTAATTTTTAAGACCCCTGCATTTAGGGGTCTTTTATTTTGTATAATATTATGTGGAGGACTATTTAAGTGGATAAATATTACGATGATTCTATGCGAATGGATGATTTAGAAACTGAAATGACAAATAGAGAGCTTAAAGAATATATAGATAGAAAAATAAGCGATGCTTGCCAAATGTCTTTAGCGCATGATTCGGATATATTACCTGGGTTTACCATGACAACTAGCTCAGATAAAGACGCCGGAGATGATAGTCAAGATAACATAGAATGCATAGATTATATTTTAGATAAAAACTTAAATTACTGTTTAGGTAATGCTATACAGTATATAAGTAAATGCGATCTTTCAAATAATGCTTCTATTGATGCTAAATATAAAGCGATTGAAAATTTAAGAAAAGCTATTGAGTACTTAAATACAGAAATAGAGAGAATTGATAGATCTACGGTAAAAAATAGTTGAAATTACTTATAATAAATTATATAATATAAGCAAGAGGTACATATATGTTAGAAGAAAAAACAAATATTACATATGAGCAATATCAAAAAGATTTTGTTGCTGGCGATCAATTTGTTATGTGGAACGATTTCTCAAATCAACCTGTGCGTTGTGATAATAGATTTTATTGGGAGCAACATTCTGTTTATAATCTTATGAAACCAGTTATCCACCGTTGGTTATTTAGCTATAATATACCAGAAGATCAGATTTTTGGAAGATATGGGTTAGTCGATGACCTTATACCGTATCAACGCCAATACAACTTGCTCATGAACAGTTATACTAATCTGTTAGTTAGATTTACTAGCCCACTTTTATTAGTAGAAGATGGCTCTGTAGATTGCGATGAGTTATCAGAAGAAGGCTTAGCACCTGGAAAAATTATAGTGTATAGACAGGGCGGAAACCAACCTGAAATATTATCAACTGTTAGTAGCAATGACTTAGCAGCTATAAGAAAAGCTTGCGAAGAAGCAAAAGATAATTTCTATTCTGCAGTTTATCGAGCAGAAGAGATATTGAGCTCAAAAAGAAATATTGCTCAAGAAGATAATAATCTAAATATAGAGGTAATAGATGAGTAAAATTATTATTGTAGGCGGAGGTCCAGCAGGTCTGTTTACCGCATTAGAACTAATTAAAAACAACTTTGGGGGTCAAATTACCATTTTCGAAAAGGGTAAGTTAGTTCAGAATAGACATTGTCCTAAAGATAAGATGAAAAAATGTGTTAACTGTAATCCATGCAACATCACTACAGGTATTAGTGGTGCAGGAGCTTTTTCTGATGGTAAGTTATCTTTAAGTCCGGAAGTTGGTGGAGATTTTCCTGAACTTATTGGCTACGATAAAGTAGAAGAATTGATCAAATATACTGATAATATCTATTTGGATTTTGGTGCTAGCGAAACTATAGAAGGTTTAAATTTAGATAATCCAGAAGTTACTGAGATTAGAAGAAGAGCGATTAAAGCTGGTTTGAAACTGGTGGATTGTCCAGTGCGGCATTTAGGTACAGAAGAAGCTCATAAAGTTTACTATAATATCCAACAATATCTTATTGAGAATGGTGTTGAGATTATAGATCGAGTTGAAGTAGACGATTTGATTATTGAAAACAATAGATGTGTAGGTGTAATTACCGATAAACGCTTTATCACCGAGACTAAACATTATGCTGATAAGGTAATTGTAGCTACAGGTCGAAGAGGGGCAGCGTGGTTAGAAGAATGCTGCAGAAAACATAATATTGCACACTTACCAGGTACTGTAGATATTGGTGTCCGTGTTGAGTGTAGAAATGAAATTATGGAAACTATCAATAAAAATTTATATGAAGGAAAATTGATTGGTTACCCTAATCCATTTAGAAATAAAGTAAGAACTTTCTGTCAAAATCCAGGTGGGTTTGTTGCTCAAGAAAATTATGACGAAGGTTTAGAAGTAGTAAACGGCCATTCTTTTAAAAATACTAAATCAACAAATACTAATCTAGCGATTCTCTGCTCACACAATTTTACTACACCATTTAATCAACCTATCGAATATGCTAAGATGGTAGGTCAGCTGACAAATATGCTCGGTGATGGACACATTTTGGTGCAAAGATTTGGTGATATTCTCAATGGTAAGCGAACCTGGCAAAAAGAATTAAATAGAAGTAATGTTAAACCCACTCTTCCTGATGCTATTGCTGGTGATATTACTGCTGCGATGCCTTATAGAGCCATGACTAACATTATAAACTTTATTAAACAGTTAGATGAGGTTGTTCCAGGTTTTGCGAGTGATGAGACTCTCTTATACAGTCCAGAATTAAAGTTTTACAGTAATAAAGTAGAGATGGATAAAAACTTAAATACATCGGTTATCGGTCTACACTGTTTAGGTGACAGCAGTGGTTGGACTAGAGGTCTTATGATGGCATCGGTTATGGGTGTTTATTGTGCAAGAAAACTTTTGGGAAACAATTAATTATGGAAAACTTAGAAGAAGATTTTAATGTGCTTGAAGATTTAGAAACACCAGAAGAACATGAACGCTTTTTACTGGAGATGGCTAATGTTCGGGGAAAATCTGTTAAGGTTGAAGACATTGATTTTTCTTTTTATATCTCCACAAAAGGTGATATTCAGCACGCTATAAGAATTAAGATTTGTTGGAATAGAGAGCGTATGCAATTAAATACCACTGGTATCCTCCAGTTACATGGTGATTATGAATACTTCAATAGTCCTAATAGCAACTACAAACCAAAAAAGTACGAAGTAGAAACTGTTAGATATTTTGGTAAAAAATATAAAGTTCTATTTGCTGCTGTGTGGGAAGATAAGTTAGATGCATCTGACCTTGCTGCATACTTTACTGGGTATATAAGCTGGCAAGAACTTATGAAAAGTTTCATGGATATAGATGAAGAAGTTCTTGAAGTAATAGCTAATTGTAGGGGTTTGAAGGATTTAGAATTTGCAGTACGTAAAAACAACGCTTTTAATATGAACGATTGAGGTGAACTATGTTTGAAGATATTATATTAAAAACTGAACAGCATCTAATTTTTGTAGATCCTAACTGGACCTTCTTTTGGATTTTTGTTGTAGGCATCTCCATTTTAGGCTTTTTATCATTTGTGTTCGCATTCAAAAATCTTTTTTTGAAGAAAATGAATATGCTTTTAACAAGTTTAGGCTGCACTGTTATGATGAGTCTAATAATCTGTGTATTAGGTTATTTTATTGCAACAGTTCCATATGTAGGTACCCCACACTATGAAAATTACTACCATGTAGAAGCAGAAAAATTTTATGTCTATGAAGAAAGAGATGAGTACGAGATTGTTCGACAGGAAGATAAAATATTAGTTGTAAGAGAGAAAACAGATTGATGTTTTTAGATTATAATCTTATAGATAAAAATATAGAAGAAAAATCTGGAATATACATCTTTTACAGAGAGTAGGAAGGTTTTAAGTTCGCTTATGTTGGCTAGTCTATAAATTGTAGAAATAGAATAATTTAGCATCTCAAGGGCTACGATCAGCATATAGATTTAAGTATTCGTAAACATGGATTGTATTCCGAAGAAAATCTAACTGGATATAAAGTAACTATAGCTGAATATTGCAATGAAGATGTATTAGATGAAAAAGAATTATTCTATTGCAAAAAATGGGCTAATGAAGGATATCAACTTAGAAACACTACTAGCGGAAGTTAGGGTCCAGGAAAGTTTGGTATAAACCCTAATAAATCCAGTAAGGGTTATCGAGATGGAGTTGCTTATGGTTATAAAAAAGCACAAAAAGAAATAAAACATCTTTTTGAAAAGCATTTAGAGGTATCGATAAAGGGTAAGCCTAATAAAAATAAACAAAAAGCTTTAGATAAATTTAATACATTTATAGATAATACCACAGGAAATTAAGAACCTGTGGTATTTTTAGTTGATTTATTTTTAAATTTATTATATAATATATTTGCGAATAAAATATTAAGGGTTTAATAATGAAAAACAAAATTGTACTCAAAATACCTAAAATAGATATTAAAAAAGAAACACCTGAACAAAGACTTGAGCGAGTACGTCATGGTAATGTTTTGAGAACCAGGGTTGTTCCTAATAAGAAAAAGCTTACAAATAAGCAACAGAGACAGAGTGATAGCAGAGAGATTAAAGATTATGTCTAAAAAGAAAGAGCCTATATATGAGCCAAAAGCTGAAAATGATTGGGACGAATATGCAAATTGGAAATATTTTAATTGCATAAAATGTGGTGGTAGAGTTGGTAAGTATTCTTACCCACTTCGTTGCCCTCACTGTAGTGTAAAACTTAAAGAAAGAACTTGAGGTGAAATATGAAAGACTTAAATGTTGGCGATTTAGTTGTTGTACCTGGGTGTAGATTTGGTACAATAAAGGCTATTTCCAGTACCCATGCAATTGTTGAAATTGAAATTACTGAATATAATGATGTTATTGAGGAAACATATCCTTTAGATAATATAGCGAAGGTGTAATTATGAGAATAATCAAGTCAACAGAAACTCAAACCAAAATTTTATATGAAAGCTTTGATGGTAAGACTTTTGATACTGAACACAGATGCAAACTGCACGAAGCTAAGGATATTTATGAAACATACGTGCAAGAGTTAGTGTTTATGGATAATATTTATGATACATTTAAGTGTAATGATCCAGATGATTGGTATTATATAATTTATTATCTTAGATTTAATTTATGTAGCAGCTTTAATATCTATGAGAAGGACTTTTCAAAATACGCAGGTAAGCAATTGATCGTAGAATATGATTCTGGAGAAGATTGGGATTTATGCAATCTGATTTGTGCTGATACGTTTATTAAGAATTTAGAAGAAACAATTTCTGAAACTCAAAACAGCATTGATAAGCTCAAATTTTTATCGAAGCTTCCACCCCTAGTCTCTAGCAAGGAATGGTAATTATGACAAGAATAGATGTTGTAGATATTTATAAAACGATTAAAGATGAGCTTTCTATTTATCCAGATGTTTGGGATGAAAAATGTTGGGAATTAGCTTGCACAATTCATGCTAAATATAAAAATGAGCGAGTTAACCCTAAATATAATTCTACTACAGATGGAATAAAAAGATATGAGTGCGCAGTTTGTGGAAAAGAAGTCACTGGCTGCGATTATTGTCCAAGATGTGGTGTAAGATTAATTTAATAAAATGGGGTTAAACATGAGTAGAGAAGAAATGTTAGGAATATTAATCGCTGTAGGTATAATGATTGCATGCATACCTATTAGAATGTTTGCAGATTGGCTTTTTGAGAGGTGGGTATGCAAAGATTGTAACTGCAAGGGTTGCTGTGAGAAAAGAAATATTGAGGATAAATAAATTATGTTAAACACTAAGTTATCAGATAGTGAAAAAGAATCTTTATTGAAACATTTGTTAACATATGTCAGTCTCGAAGAGCAAAAGATAAATGGTGATTATAGCTATATAATTCATTTTAATAAAGATCAGTTTATTCCTTTTGATTATGCGCAACTTATAAAGAAAGCAATTCTAAATATACAAAATAATGTGATTATGTGAGGTGATATACGATTATGCTTAGTATTAGAAAAGGTTGTTTTGAAACGAATTCAAGCTCAATGCATTCTATTTGTATTGCTAAAGAATTTAGAAATGGCTACGACGATTGGGATTTAACTTTAGGTAATGGTTATAATGTAGATAAAAAAACTAATACATTCCATCTACTTCAATTTTCTAGTGATGATTCCGAATTTCATAGAGCTCCATTTAGGATTTTAGATAGACCAATTGATAAATTGCGTTATTTGGTAGGGTTATTTGTTAGATATAATTATCATAAGGATAGAAAAGGATCTGAAGCTTTCGAGTATTATATCGAACCAGAAGCTAAAGATAAATTTGACGCGCTCATTAAAAAAGCGACTGGATGTGAGAATGTGCAATATTATCACGAAGGATTTGCTGGTGAGAAAAATTATCCAGATACGTCTTTAACAAATGATAGCGGCGAAAATGTTTATGCATTTATAAAGAGAAAAAATTTATCTTTCGAAGATGTTGTT